CCAATCTTGTCTGCCTTGGTGCTGACAGCGTCATGCGCCTCAAGAAGCGTTGAACCCATCCCGATACTTCCGCCGCCCAGCCTTACAGCCCCCTGCGCACCGCCCGTCAGCCTGCCAGAGAGAGCCATGACGCAGGCAGAGGTGGAGAAGGCGTGGGGGCGCGACAGGTCAGCCCTGAGGACGTGCGCTGAGCGGCATCAGGCACTCGCCAGCTGGCCACAATTGGGATAGGATGCCGCAAAACGAGGTGATGCCGTGGCCGGACTGACCTATACGACCTACCTGAACCAGATCGCCCAGATGGCGGTGGTCGCTGTCGATGACGTGAACTTCTTGGAGATCGCGCCGTCCATGATCGACTACGCCGAGCTTCGCATCTACCGCGATCTCGATCTGATGTTCACCTCCACGTCGATCCATGGCCCCACCATCGGTCTGGCAGCTGGCAACCGGAACCTCACCTTCCCCATGACGCTGCCAGACAACAGCGGCTCCATCGTGGTGACAGAGCAGCTGAACCTGATCCTGCCAGTTGGGGTTAACAACCCGGACGATCCGACTGCGTCCCGCGTGCAGCTGCTCCCTACCACCAAGGAGTTTCTGGACGCGGTGTACGGGTCGAACGCCTCTGGCAACCGTGGGCAGCCGAAGTATTTTGCGCCGTTCAACGAGAACCTGTTCTTCGTCGGGCCCGTCCCTGACGCCGCGTACAGCGTGGAAGTGGTGGCGACGTATCGTCCGAACTCACTGTCTCTGGCAAACAGCCCGACGTTCATCAGCCAGTACCTGCCCGATCTCTTCATCATGGCATCGATGATCTACATCTCCGCGTACCAGCGGAACTTTGGCCGCCAGTCGGATGACCCTCAGATGGCACAGAGCTACGAGGGGCAGTACAAGGCTCTCCTCAGCGGCGCTGCGGTCGAGGAAGCCCGCAAGAAGTTCGAAGGACCGGGCTGGACGTCGCAGTCCCCAGCACCGGTCGCCTCGCCGACCAGAGGGTAAGACATGCCGCACGCGTCACTGAAGCTGATCCCCGGCGTCGACCAGAACCGCACACCGGCTCTCAACGAGGCCGCGATCTCGGAAAGCAACCTGATCCGGTTCGTGCCGGATCGGAATGGCACCGCCCTGCCGCAGAAGCTTGGTGGGTGGACGAAGTTCCTGTCGCAGCCCCTCACCGCCACCGTCAGGGCGCTGCACGCTTGGGCCGACACGAACAGCAACTCGTTCTTGGCCATGGGCGCTGAAAACGGTGTTTTCACCAGCGAAAGTGCCGGGTCCGCGCTCAACCGGTCGCCGCAATACTACACCGCGAACATAACGCCGAGCTTCGATACCGTGAGCGGATCGGCAATCGTGAAGGTCAACGACGCGGCGTCATTCGTGACATCGTACGACGCAATCTTCCTTGTGACCCCGATCAGCGTGGATGGCCTCATCCTGTCCGGCTTCTACAAGACCACGGCGTTCAACAGCGGTGCGTATGAGATCACCTCCACCAACATCCTTGGCGCAATCGTTCCCGCCACCTCGACGGTCACCGGTGGCGGCACTGTCCCAGAGTTCGACACAAACTCCGGAGACATCAACGTCGTCGTCACGCTGAACAACCACGGGTACGCAGCCGGTGCGAACTTTGCTGTTCTGATACCGACGACCGTTGGCGGCGTGACGCTCTACGGCAACTACATCATTCAGGACACCCCGGCACCGACCGCCAACACGTTCGTCATTGCCGCGCCATACGCTGCCACCTCGACGGCATCCGCCTTCATGAATGGCGGCAAGGCGCAGATCATCTACTACACCGGCCAGCAGGCTGTCCCCCCGCCCGTCGGCTTCGGTGACGGCCTCTATGGTCTGGGCGACTTCGGCACCGGCGTTTCCTTCACCGGTGGCCGCCAGTACGTCCCATCTGCGATCACCATGGTGGGAACCACCGCGACCGCCACCATCCCAGCCAACGTCTACGTCACGCCGGGATCGGTCATCACCATCGCTGGCACCACCCCGTCCGGGTACAATGGCTCTTGGGTGGTGACGTCGGCAGTTGCTGGAAGCGTCAGCAGCACCCTCACATTCTCCCTTCCGTCAACACTTGGCCCGCAGACCGTTGCTGGGACGCTGAAGGTGAACCGCTGGGGCTTTGCCGGGACTACGGATTGGTCCCTCGACAACTGGGGCGAATACCTCGTGGCCTGCCCACACATGGGCTCGATCTTCTACTGGAACACCGCCAGTGGGTCGGATCACTGCGACATCATGCCGAACGCGCCGCTTGTGAACGAAGGCATGTTCATTTCGATGCCGGAGCGGCAAGTCATCGCCTACGGGTCGACCTTCAACGGTATCCAAGACCCGCTTCTGGTCCGCTGGTGCGACGTGGGGAACTTCTCCAGCTGGGTGGGCACGGTCACCAATCAGGCTGGATCGTACCGCATCCCAAAGGGTTCGATGATCGTTGGCGGCCTGCAGGGGCCCCAGCAGAGCTTGCTGTGGACCGACATTGCCCTGTGGTCGATGCAGTACATTAGCCAACCGTTCATCTACTCCTTCAACGAGATTGGAACCGGCTGCGGTCTGGTGGGACGCAAGGCTGCCGCGACAATGTCTGGGGTCGTCTACTGGATGTCCCAGAGCCAGTTCTTCCGTCTGTCTGGCGGAGGCCCTGAACCCATCCAGTGCCCAATCTGGGATGTGATCTTCCAAGACATCGACACCGCCTACTGGCAGAACGTCCGCTGCGCGCCGAACAGCCGCTTCGGTGAGGTGTCTTGGTATTATCCCACGACCGGCTCTGGCGGCGTCCCGACAAAGTACGTGAAGTACAACACGCTCACCAACCAGTGGGACTTTGGGACGCTGGCCCGCACGGCTTGGATCGACCAAAGCGTCTTCGGGCCGCCGATTGGGGCTGGTGACAACCTGTTCATCTACCAGCATGAAACATCTACGGATGCCGACGGCGTGGCGATGAATTCCAGCTTCAAGACTGGCTACTTTGCTCTGGCAGATGGCGACGAAAAGACGTTTCTCGACCAGCTGTGGCCAGACATGAAGTGGGGCTACTACAACGGTGTCCCTAGCGCGGACGTCTCGATCACGTTCTACACCACTGATTACCCCGGCCTGCCGCCCACGGTTCACGGGCCGTATCTGGTGACGCAGTCTTCGGACTATATCACCCCAAGGATCAGGGCCAGACTGATCGCCATCGAAATCTCCAGCAATGACGTTGGCTCCTTCTGGCGACTTGGGAACATCCGGTATCGCGTCCAACAAGATGGGAAGTTCTGATGTCTTCGATTTCCGACATCCTCACAGCCACAAAGAACATCGTCACCGCGATCAACGGTCTGGGTCAGACGTATCTTCAGGTCTCGGGGACGAAGTCCTTCAAGGAGATCAGCGCCGCAACAGTTGTTCAGGTGGGGCAGGGCAGGCTGGTAAGGGTCATTGTGACGACAGCTGGAAGCGCCGCCGGGTCGATCTATGACGCTTCGGTTTCGTCTGCTACATCGTCGAAAATCTTCGTGATTTCCAACACACTTGGGGTGACGGAGGTTAGCGTCCCTGTTGACAATGGAATTGTGGTCGCGCCCGGAACCGGGCAAGTCGTCACCGTCAGCTATTCGTGAGGTCACCATGAACGACACTGTCATCAGCAATGCGGTCGATCTGGCGCGCGGCGGCAAGGCAAAAGCAAAGACCCACAAGGGCGCGATCCACAGCAGCGTGGCGGGTCGGACAGACCATCTGCCCATGCACGTGGCGTCCGGGTCATACGTGATCCCAGCCGACATTATCTCCGCCATGGGTGAGGGCAACTCAATGGCTGGGTTCAAAGTTGCGAAGAACATCTTCTCAGCCCCCGGCCCCTATGGGCAGTCCACGGGTAGCCTTCCGTACGGTGCAAGTGACATGCCATATGGTGTTCCATCTCCGAAGAAGGCGGCTGGTGGTGACGTCGGGTACGAACTTCTGAAGAAGGCGGCCTTCAGCGGGAGCGGCAATGGCACGTCCCTTGCTGCACCAGCCCCTGCTGCGGCAAAGCCATCCCTTAGCGGCATCATGGGTGGCTCACGCCCGCAGGCGCAGGCACCAGCCGCCAAGACTGAACTGAACGACATGTACACCCCGTACAGCCAGAGCTACGCCGATGGCGGCGCGACTGACGCCGTGCCCATTGTGGCCGCCGGTGGTGAGTACGTGATCCCACCGGAAGACGTGATGCATCTCGGCAGTGGGGACATCGATCACGGACACAAAATTCTTGATGTCTTCGTGAAGAAAATGAGAGAAAAGACCATCAAGACCCTGCAAGGGCTGCCACCTCCAAAAAAGGATTAGCATTATGGAAATCGAAGTTCGGACTGGCGTCGTCGATGATTTTGACGAGGTCATGCGTCTCGCCATCGAGGCAACGGAGGAGAACGCGCTCACCTCTCCGGACATGGGTAAGCTTGCATCGCCGATCTACGGCGTCCTGAGCAAGCAAATCCCCGGCATCATCGGGGTTATCGGCCCGGTCGGGGGCAGCCTTGAGGGGGCGATCCTGCTGAACATCGGAGAGATGTGGTACAGCAAAGAGCAGATCATCGAGGAAAAGGCTATTTTTGTTGACCCGCAGTTCCGATCCGCAAAAGGTGGTCGGGCCCGCAAGCTTGCGGAGTTCGCCAAGCAGGTCTCCAATGAGCTTCAGATGCCACTTTCCATCGGGGTTCTGTCCAGCAGCCGTACAGCTGCTAAGATGCGCCTTTATGAGCGTGTATTTGGTGAACCGTCGGGTGTGTACTTCCTGTACGGAGCAAAAACTGGTATGACTGGCAAAACCTGAATGGGGAACGGCTGTGGGTAAGAAAACTTCAACGACCACTTCTCAGGTTCAAATCCCACCTGAGGTGATGGCGCGCTATAACGCGGTCAACACTCGGGCTGAGGAAGTGGCGGCCAAGCCGTTCCAGAAGTACGGCACCGAAGCCAGCGATTTCGTTGCCCAGATCAACGAACAGCAGAGGGCAGGCATCAACAATGTCAACGCCGCTGCTGGCTCCTACCAGCCGTATATCGATGCAGCCACCGGTGCCACCGTCGCCGGTATGGATGAAGCTAATGCTGGTGAACTCGACATCAGCAAATACATGTCGCCGTACATCCAGAACGTGGCGGACACGACCGGCGCGATGCTGTCGCAGGAGAACGAGCGCGCCCAGTCTGGAAACCTTGGCACCGCCATCAGTTCCGGTGCCTTCGGCGGGGACCGGGCTGGCATCGCCGCCGCCAACCTGTCTCAGCAGCAGAACCTTGCCTACGGCAAGACCATGGCGGACATCTACAATCAGGGCTACACGCAGGCCGTTGGCACCGCTCAGCAGCAGCAGGGCGTGAACCTCAGCGCAGATCAGGCCAACCTCGCCCGCCTGACTGCCGGTGGCGCACAGCTGGCCGGTCTGGGCACCACGGCGCAGCAGGCTGGTCTTGCCGGTGCTGAGGCCCAGATCAACGCAGGCACGCTGGAGCAGCAGACCGAACAGGCTGGCAAGACCGCGCTGGTCAACCAGTTCATGCAGGAGCAGGGCTACCCGTTCCAAGTGGCCCAGTTCCTCGCGAACATCGCCACCGGCACAGGCGCTCTCTCCGGCTCGACCACGGCCACCACGCAGCCCGCACCGTTCTTCTCGGATCGCCGCCTGAAGCACGACGTCAAACGCATTGGCAAGACCGACGACGGCCTGCCGATCTACAGCTTCAAGTATAAGGGCGACGAGAAAGAGCAGACCCACGTCGGCTTCATGGCTGACGAGGTGGAGCAGGTCAAACCGGAAGCCGTCGGCGTCCACCCCACCGGTTACAAGACCGTCGACTACGAGAAGGCCACCGAGAAGAACAGCATGGGTGGCGGCGTGGCTCCCCAACGTGCTGGTGAGGCATTCGCTGATGGCGGCGTCGCCGGTCCGTACGGGTCTCCTGCCAACTCCCAGCCGAATTTTGGCGGGTACGTGCCGCAGGCCAACCTTCCGGTCAGTGAACTGATCGTGGCTGACCCGGCCTATGCAACCAATGCGCAGAAATCCATGGCCCAACAGCTGGCGTCTCTGGCAAGCCTTGGAGAAAGCGCTCAGGAGCTTGAGGGCACGTGGAACTGGGCAAAAGACAAGTGGGGCGCTGAAGGCAAGAAGGACGCACTTGGCGCTGGGGAAACTGCCCGAGATGTCCACATGGCCTACGGCGGCGGCCTTAGCGCTCAATACCTCAAGCCACAGCAAGGCGGCGTGGCCCCAAACACCGAGAAGAGCTACCTGACCGACACGCTGGCCAGCCAAGACAAGAGCGACAAGCCCAAGCTTGACGCCCCTCCGGGCGGTGGCGGTGGCGGTGGCTCCAGCCCTGCCGGTGACATCGCAGCCCTTGCCAAGATCGGCCTCGCCATCGCGGGCATCCCCCTGCCGTTCCGTTATGGCGGCGCTGCTGGCTATGCTGATGGTGGCGCGCCCTCCAAAGAAGAGCGGGAGCGCATGCTTCGCCAGTCTGAGGGCTTGGCCGCACGTGCTGCATCCGAGCGCCTGCCGTCTGGCCTTGTGCCCGCACCTGATCGGATCGGCGCACCAGTTTCTTACGACATCGAGCCAAGCGCGCCAGATATTGCTGCACGAACATCTTTTGGAACTCGCGGTAGCTACAGTCCTGATACGGGCCTTGTCCGAAACTCTTACGGGGATGTGGTGACCGGTGAGGAGGGTGCTGGACTTCGCGGCGTGCTTTCAGCGCAGCAAGAAGCTGAGCGCACCAGACTTTCGGATATGGCGCGGGCTGCAACCGAACAGCAGGCAGCCTCACCTACCGCAGAGAACACTCAAGCCCGCGACGCGGCCAGCGAAGCATATCGCGCGGCGATGGCAATCCCTACCGCTTCCGAAGCCCGCAGAGACTACGCCCCACCTTCAAGATTTGCCATGATGATGGCACCTCCTGCTGGCGGCCTCGTACCTGCAGCTGGGACGCCATTTGATCCGATCAGGCAGGCAGCCGGGACACCGTTCTATCTGGAACCCCGGCAGGCAGCTGGCACGCCATTCCCTGAGAGAGGCCTGATCGGTCCGCAGCCCCTCCCGCTTCGGCAGGCCGCTGGAACCCCGTTCCCCCTCAGGGAAGCGGCTGGCACGCCATTCCCGCTTCGTGAGGCAGCTGGAACGCCGCTCCCGATGTCCCCCCTTGCGTCGTCCCCGCGCCCTGTGGCGCGTCCGGAAGGTTTGGGTGTTGCCGCTGTCGAGCAGCCCCCAGAACGCGCACCCACGGGTGTTGCGGCACCGCAGCGTCCAGAGGGTTTGGCACAAGCTGGTGCCCCAGAAATCTTCGATCCGTCCCAGTACTACCGGACCCAAATCCTCAAGCAGGAAAGCGGATACCGGCAGTTCGACGAAAATGGCAACCCGCTCACGTCGTCGGCTGGCGCTGTTGGCATCGGTCAGATCATGGAGGGCACCGGTCCGGAAGCCGCGCGTCTTGCGGGTGTGGAGTGGGATCGCGACCGCTGGCTTAACGATGCAAAATACAATGCGCAGATCGGGGAGGCCTACTTCCTCGACCAATACCGCAAGTTCGGTGATCTTGGGATTGCGTCTGCCGCCTACAACGCCGGACCCGGTGCCGTATCAGAGGCCCTGCGCGTCGCTGAGCGCCGTGGCGGATCGTATTTGGACTACCTGCCCGAAGAGACACAGAAGTATGTCCTGTCGACCAGTGGTGCCCCCGCAGATGGCT